GTGCAGATTTTGGCATGAGAGGAATGTCTTGTATGGATGAAGCTACAAGATGTTCGGCATCATGGTTGCTTTCATTTAATAAGACATCTACAATTCCAGCAATTAATTATATTGATAGATATTACAATGCCGATTGTAAAAATAATGGTATTGGAATCGGTGCTGTCTCAACTGAGCATTCTGTAATGGGTGCTAATTTCTCAATTGATGGAGATGAGATTACGTTCGTTAAGAGACTTTTAACAGAGTTATATCCAAATACATCATTTAGTATGGTTTCAGATACTTATGATTATTGGAATATGGTAAATAATATTCTTCCACAGTGCAAAGAAGAGATTATGAATCATAATGGAAAGCTCTTGGTTCGTCCTGATAGTGGTGATATTGTAGAGATTTCAGTTAAGACAGTTGAAAGGTTATGGGAGATTTTTGGTGGTTCTGTAAATAGTAAAGGTTATAAGGTATTAGATCCGCATATCGGTATTATTTATGGTGATGGCTGCACACTTTCTAATGTAGAAACTATTTGGAAAGAATTAGAAAAGCGTGGTTTCGCAGCTAATAATATTGCTTATGGTGTAGGAGCTTTTTGTTTCACTGCAATCGTTGAAAACGGCAAGATGATTGTTGTTACAAGAGATACTTTTGGCATTGCAATGAAGGCTACATATGGAGTAATTGATGGCAAAAAGTTAATGATTTTCAAAGATCCTAAGACAGATACGAGCCACTTAAAGAAATCTCATAAAGGATGTTGTAGAGTATACGATGATAACGGTGAATTAAAGTGTCAAGATCAGTTACTTGAAATGAGTGATAATAGTTTACTTACTACCGTATTTAAAGATGGAGAATTAGTAAGAGAAGACACATTTGAGGATATCAGATATAGAATGTATGGAGAAAAGTAATGATTAAAATTATTGATGGGGACTTGCTCACTTCAAACACTGATATTATTGCACACCAGGTTAATTGCAAAGGTGCTTTTAATTCTGGTGTTGCAAAAGCAATTCGTGATTATGATGTGCAAGTATATAAAGATTATCATGGTTTTTGTTCGATTAACACACCTGAACAATTATTGGGTTCTGTTAGATATTTTCAGTCTAATATTGACGCAAGAATATATGCAAATTTATTTGCACAAAAATCATATGGTTATGACGGAAAGCAATATACAGATATTAATGCTTTAAGAAAATGTTTTGAAAATTTGAAATCATATGCAGCTTTTGAAAATATGAGTATTGCAATGCCATATAAAATTGGATGTGTTCGTGGTGGTGCAAATTGGGATGAAGTACATCAAATGATAGAGAATATTTTTTATGATTGCAATGTTGAATTATGGGGGCTTGACAAAGGATGATAAATGAATTTAGAGGTAAATATTATTTTTTAAGCAACTTTTATTCTTCTCCTGTAACATACGAAGGACTTACATATTTGAATAATGAAGCCGCTTTTCAATCAGCAAAAACTTTTTCAGATAGAGAATGTTTCACGAATTTAGATCCATCATCTGCAAAGAAACTTGGCAGAAGAGTTCAACTTCGATCTGATTGGGAAGAGGTGAAGTATAACGTTATGTACGAAATTGTAAAAGCGAAATTTACTCAAAATTTAGACCTCAAAACAAAGTTACTTGAGACTGATAATCAGCATCTCGAAGAAGGTAATACTTGGGGTGATAAAATTTGGGGCACAGTGAATGGTGTTGGAGAAAATAATTTAGGAAAAATTCTTATGAGAGTTAGAGAGGAGATTAGACATGAGTAATTTTGATGTAAAGAAAGCAACTAATGATTGCGTTCAGTGGATTAAGGATTTCTTTGAGAAGAATGGTAAAGACTGTATGGCAGTTGTTGGTATCTCAGGTGGTAAGGATTCAAGCGTTGTGGCAGCATTATGTGTAGAAGCTCTTGGTAAGGATAGAGTTTTTGGTGTATTAATGCCACAGGGAGAACAGCCAGATATTGATTATTCTCGAATGCTTGTAGACCATCTTGGAATCGACAGTTGTGTTGTAAATATAGGCAATGCAGTTCGTACTTTAAAGCATGAGATTAAACCACAGTTGGGAGATCGTTGGTCAAAACAGACTTCTACAAATCTTCCTGCTCGTATTCGTATGACTACTCTTTATGCTGTATCACAGACAGTAAATGGTCGTGTCGCTAATACGTGTAATCTTTCCGAAACATTACTATCTTGGGAAACCAGATGGGGTGATGCAGTTGGAGATTTTGCACCAATTAGCGACTTAACAGTAGAAGAAGTGAAAGCTATTGGATATGAACTTGGATTGCCAAATGAATTAATCGAAAAGATTCCGTCTGATGGACTGTGCGGAAGTACAGATGAAGATGCATTGGGATTTAAATACTCTGTTATGGATAGATATATTAGAACAGGTGAGATTGACGACAAAGATATTAAAAAGAAAATTGATAATCGAGTAGAAAAATATCGGTTTAAGAGAATGCCTATTCCTTATTATAAAACAGGTATGGAAAGATATGTAGACTAAAATGGCAGAAGACTTAACTAATTTACAATTTGGAAAATTAACAGTCATCAAACGTGGAGACAACGATAAAAGTGGACATGTGAGATGGTGGTGTAAATGTGGCTGTGGCAACCCTAAATTGATTTTAGTTGCCGCAGGACATTTAAAATCAGGACATACTCAATCATGTGGATGTATAAGAAGAGATAATATTAAATCACAAAAGAATTTAGAAGGAAAAAGATTTGGAAAATTAATTGTAAAAGAATTTCTTGGTATAAAAAATCATAGATCATTATGGAGTTGTGATTGTGATTGTGGTAAGAAAATTAACGCTTTATCATCGTCTTTAACTTCTGGAAAACTTAAGTCATGTGGATGTTTATCTTCTGTAGCTGAGTTCGAATTAAGCCAGTTCTTAACAGATGAACAAATTATATTTGATACGCAATATAAGTTTGATGATTGTAAATATAAAAGAAGATTGCCATTCGATTTTGCAATTTTTCATCCACAAAATAAGAAACTCTTATTTTTAATTGAACTACATGGAGAACAGCATTATTTTCCGTTTACATTCAATAGTGAGTCTGATATGCAAAAGAAGGAAAATTTTTTGCATAGAAAACATTTGGATAAATTAAAAGAAGATTATTGTAGTGGAAATAATATTCCATTGTTAATTATTAGATATACAAATTTTCAAACAAAAGAAAAAATTGTAAAAGGGTTTTATGAAAAGCTCTTGCAAAAGAATATTACATTTGATGATTATATATTTTCATCAAAACAAATAAAGGATGATTTACAAGTAAAGCATAAACGTGTTTATAAAAGAAAAGTAGTCCAAATAGACATACCCAACAAGAATATTATAAGAGAATATAATAGTATGGAAGAGGCATATAAGATAACTGGAATATCATCTGGACAGATTTCGGATTGTTGTAAGGGTAATTGTAAAACAGCAGGTGGATATGCTTGGGCATATAATAACGGAAACGTTAATATTGAAGAAGTAATTAAACGTGCAACAATTCCAAATAGAACAAATGCAGTTGTGATTTTTCAAAAAGATAAAAAATGGAAATATTATAAAAGAGTGGCAAAGTATAACAGAAGCAGCACATTCTTTGGGAGTAAGTCATCAAGGTATTCAAGCGTGTTGTTCAGGAAAGCAGAAAACTTGTAAAGGATTTGTTTGGAATTATAAGCAAGATTGATTCAATGCATGAGAAAAATCTGTTTAAATTACAGCCAATGCCAAGTTTTGTGTATCAAGTGTAAATGAGATGCTATATATAGTGTTTATAGAAAATATAGACGCTACATATAGTGATATTTTTACCAAGAAATAGATTCTTTGAGGTGAAAAATATGGGAAAAGTGATAAATGACTATGAAATCAAGGAAATTGCCTTAAATCCAGCATATATGACAAACGATGACCTTGAAAGCCTTAAAAATCAAGGGTTTCGTGTACGTTGGATGAGAGAGGACGAAGGAAACGATAAAAATATATTTACGATAACAGTTGATGAAAACTAATAAACATAGATTTCCTTTGGAGAATAAAATAATAGGAGGTGCAGCCTATGAGGAATATTCAGATAAACGACAAAGTAATAATAAAAAGTTCCTGTAATAGTAAGGGACAAACTGGATTTGTTATAGATACATATAATGTAGGCACACAGAAATATGTTATGGTTCAGTTAAAGGATAGAAAGCAAGGATATAACGTTTTATCGGTAGAAAAAGTTGAAAGTGAGGATAATAGAATGACAGGATTTAGTAAAGTTGCAATTGTAAATTTAGTAGATGGTTATAATCAGAAGGATTATGGATTTGCTTTATATGATGAAGATATTAATGAAATTGTTAAGTACGATACCAATCATCCATTATATCTGATTGTAAATGCAAGAGGAAAGGATAATAGAGTTCTTGGAATTTTAAAAGAAATTAAGACAGTCGAAGAGTATGGTAAAGGTGTAACAGCTCAGGTTGTCGGTGTAGTTAATATGAATGCATATAATGCAAGAATTGATGAGGAAAATCGTCAGAAAGAAATTGCAAAGCAGAAAGCTTCTATTGAGAAAGAGTTAAAGTCTGAGATTGAAAAGATGAATAATATTGCTTTATATGAAAAGATGGCAAAAGAGCATCCTGAGAATCCAAGACTTTCTGAACTTGTTAATGCACTGAAAGAGTTAGGAGAATAATATGGCAGGATTTGTATCAAAGCA